ATACTAACCGATATTTGCACTTAATTGCTATCCGAAAGTCTGCAAAAAGTCTGCAGACCTTATCCGCGCTCTACAATGCGCTCCCAGTACTCGACCAGTTTACCATCCACAGCGTCTTTGTCCTGCAGGAACGCCGCAGCCATATCTGCGTAGAAGTTGGTGTTGTCCACGCTGTACATTTTTGCGACTTTGCCGTAGTCGCTGTACATCATGTTCATCGTAGCCCAAAAGTCGTTTTTATCGCAGGTTATGCCGCGCTGTTTGGCAACGTCCTGCGTCTGTTCCAGCGTCCAGTGACAGCCCTTTGTGCCATCGGCGTTCACCATGCTGTCGCACCATTCCTCGGCTTCATCGTGGGTGAGGTGCTGGCGTGGCATCTTGATGGAGCGGCTATCTGCGCCGCCACGTTCGTACTGCCCAGACCGTTTGTCCCAGTCTCCGTTCTGCGAGAAGCCGATTTGCGGCATTTTGCGCCCATACTCTACGTCAGGGTAGCGGGGGATAGGGTAGGGGTCAATGTAGCGGTTTTCTTCCTGCGGATAGTAGGGATAGTGGTCGTTGCCGCCTTCCAGCTTGCGCAGACGGCGTTCCATCTCACGCTCCCTGCGGTCACGCTCTTCCTCAAGGCGGTCACGTTCCGGCTCACGGTCTTTGTCGTGGTCACGGAGCATCATCATGCGGCGAAAATTAGTCTTGCCCATAATCTATACCTCCTTAGGAAATGGACGCGGGCGCACCAGCATGGGAACGGCAGAAGCAGCCAAGATACTTGAACGCGCCTGTGCCGGTCGCAGACGTTGCAACACGGGTAGCGTAGCGGGTGCGAGTATGGATGCTCTCAGCGGTTGCCTGAGCGCAGTTGCAGTCGGTCAGAGGGTATGCGGTCGTGCCTGCACCGATGGTGATGACCACAGGGGCGTTGATGGTGGTCGTGTCCGGGATGCTTTGGGCGACCACGATGCAATACTTCTCTCCGTTCTGGTATGCGCCAGCAGGGATGTTGATGGTCAGTGTATCGTTGGCGAACGTGACCGCCTGACTGATGACCAAGTGCGGGCAGAGTTTGCAGCTTGTTTTGCAAGCCATAATGTTTTCCTCCTAAAAAATCAGGGGCAGAGGTGTCTTACCCCTGCCCCGATGGTTCACCCGGTATTATCGGGGAGTGTGTTGGTTAGCAGCAACTGCAGCAGTTCACGCCCACGTTGGGGTTTGCCACCTGATAAGCGGGAATCGGACGAGGATTGACCCGGTTCAGGATGGTGTCAGTCTGCTGGGACATCACGGTGGTCAGAAGCGCATTCTGACGATCCTGAGAAGCGGCGAACTTCAAGTTCTGGTTCTCAGCAGTCAGAGTGGCAATCTTATCCTGCGTGAAGTAGTCCATCATGCTGCGGAAGTTCGTGTTGCAGTTGTCCACGATGGCGCGGGCGTTGTCTGCGATAGCCTGACGGGTAGCGCAGTCCTCCGTTGCGATGGTGTACTTCAGGTCGCCGATCAACTGCTTGTTCTCGCAGCAGCAAGATGCAAGCTGCGTAGCAAGCGCGGTCTGACCCGCCTGCCGTGCGTTGCCCTCCTGCATGATGGCAAGGCTGATGGCGTTGTCGCCGTTGGACACGCTGCGTTCCAGACCGTTCACCAGCTGTGCGTTCTGGTAGCCAAGCTGACAGATGGCGCTGTTCACACCAGCAAAGCCGTTTGCGATGTTGGTGTTGACGCCGTTCATCTGCGCCAGCTGGTCATATCCCAGAGAGCAGATACCGCTCTGGATGCCCGCCAGAGAGCGGGAGGTATCCTGCTGATAAAAGCCCTCAGACAGAGCCGCGCGGGTGTCTGCACCACCCTGCCCGGTTGCGCCAGTGCCGACCAGATAGGGGATGTAGGCGTTCATGCCGTTGTCGCCGCCGTTCCGGCCATAGCCGTTCGTGCCCCAGCCGAAGATGATGGCGAGGATGATAACCGCCCACAGACCTTCGTTGCCGAAGAATCCACCGTTGTTATTGCCGCCGTCCTGCCCAGCCAGATAGCCAGTTGCAAAATCGTCCATAACAAAACTCCTTTCAGTTTTGCGTTATGCTATCCCATCGCCGTATGCCATGGGCGAAGCCAAATAAATGCGGTTTTTGTCAAGTCCGCAAAACTGAGAAGCGTTTCGCTTAGAGGGATGCGTTATCGGGGCAGCGTCAGGTTCAAGACGCTTGCCAGCTGGTTCAGGTCAATGCCGCGCTCTTTGGCGAGGTTTTGAGCCATCGTTCGGAGCTGTGCTTCGTTCTTACCTTGAATCAGGTTCAAACCCTGCATGATAGGAGCATTCTGCCCGCTCAACTGCTGAATAAGCCCCATCGGGTTTTGTCCGGCGCGAGCCAGATTTGCAAGCTGCATGATAGGGCTGTGAGTAATCATGTCAAACGGAGAGGGCATCGCTTATTCTCCTTTCTTTGCTGTGGCAGTTGGCTTAGAGAAGCTCTTCTGCCACTTTTCCAGTTCATCAAGACGATGGACAAGGGCGTTGTACTGCTCAATAGGCACATATTGCTGTGTCGGTGCAGCGGTCTGCTGCGCCTGTTGTGCTTGCATTTGCCGCCATGCTTCCGGGCTGTAGAACTCCTGCACATAGGATTCGCAGGTGTCCGGGTTGAGCCGCTTGCAGTAGATCACGCCGCTGCGCAAGTCCGGGCAGTAGGTCGGTCTGCCGTACAAATCAGACGGTATTGCCAAAAATTCTTCTCTGCTGGAAACAGGTCTGCCAAGCAGCCAACCGCCATCCTGTGCCGACTGCTGAACAGGCTGCTGCCCATTCATCGGCTGCGGACGCTGCGGCTGCGCTTGCTGCATCTGCGTGTTTGGCAGGGGAGCGGTAAGCCCAACCGTTCCCATGCCACCGTAAGGATTGACAGGCTGCTGTGGAACGTAAGGTGCTCCGGGTGTCGGATAATAGCTCATAATACATCCCTCCTTGTGTTTCTAGTGTACCGCATCGGCAGAAACCGAAAGACAACGAAGGTACAACGAAGGACAAAAAAGAAAAGCGCCCACACGGAAAAATCCGCATGAGCGCTTAACTGTTAAGGGCTTCACATTGGAAGCAAAAATAAAATATCACGTTTTGACTTGCAAGACAAGAGTTTCGACAAAACTAGTGCAAATAAGACAAAAAATCAAGAGCGGAACCGCACAAAAAGAAAAGCGGCAGGCCCGAAAGCCTGCCGCTTCAATGCGTTTCGTGAGAAATTGCACCAAATTAAGATGATGATATCACACATCCAGCATTTTATCAATAATTTTCAGCCTATTGCCGATTGATGTCCGACAATACGGCACACGCGCTGCAATATCAACTTGGCATAGCTGGTCAACGTACCGCAACCGGGCGATTTTCCGGTCATACCTCCCAAGCGGCGCACGTTTTATCACAGCTTTTATCTGTTCCGCATCAAGCCCTTGCAACGCTGGCGGAAAGACTACGCGAGCCGCCGCCACGGCCAACCCCGAGCCAGAAGGGCTGCGGCAGCTGTCCAGCGTTGCGCACCATATTGCCAATGCTGGCAAACTGGTGACGTTTTGTCACCAATTTCGTGATGTCACGAAATTGCTCTTGTGCGGCGAACATCTCGGTGACGTCACCGAGATGGCGGTATGTAGTGCTTGCCATGATATCCTCCTTACTGCTTTTGCAGGGCTGCTCTTGCCCGGTCAAAGAAAAACTGAATGATCTTGCTCATGGTCTCCTCGGTGATTGCCCAGCTGACCAGCTTGCCCCACCGACTGTTGTCCAGATAGTGGCGCAGCATCTTGACGCACCACGCCTTGCGCTCTGCGCCGCGCTTGGTGCCCTGAATCTCTCGCTCTGCTTGGTCAATGAGGTTGAGCACCAGCGTCCTGACCGCTGCGCCGTAGCCCAGACGGATAAGCCCCAGCACAAGCGACACAGCGCCCACAACGATGAGCGCAAGCGCCAGCCACGCGGGCAGCGGGGTGAGAATGGTGTTAAGGATTGCTTCCATGATTGGTTACTCCTTTCAGCAGATAATTGTTAATGTCGGTCTTGCTTTTTTGCATACCTTCCCGGTTGTTGCCGGATAGTTGCGCATCCAAAAGGTTTTGCACGCCAACGAGGACAAGTCGCATTTCTTCGTCAATGCCGTCAAATCGCCGGAGGTCTCTTGCAAGGGCTTGTGTATGCTGGAGCTGACCCTGTTCCAAGGTGCCGACGCGCTTGTCCAGCTCATCCAGCCGCTTGTTCTGCGCGTTGTCCGGCTCCTGTGCCTTCTTGATGTACTTATGGATGATTTCCAGCACCTTGTCGATGGTGATGGCAGCGGCGCACAGGCTGCCCAAGATGCCCAGCACCCACAGCAAAGCTTCTTTTTCGCTCATGCGCCCTCCCGAAGACGGGTCAGACCCTTCTTTGCAATGATTTTGGCATAGTCCTTGTAGGGCACAGACAAGTCCACGCCGGAAATCTTGCCCGGTATCGCGTCCACAACGCCGGGAATCTTGCCCTTGCTGGTGTACTGCCACAGCCCGAAGTTCCATTCCGGTTCAGGCTTCTTGCTGCGGTAGGCTGCCAGCCATACATCGTATTTTTTCAGTGCCGCGCCGGTCATGTACAGGTTATCACGGCCAAAGTACAGCCCGGTGTACAGCATGGCGTAAAAGCCCCAGCGCTCCACCGTGTCCAGCGCATGAGCGGCAATGTCTGTCAGGGTCTGCTTGTCGAGCGGTGCTTGCACATACTTGTCCTCAATGTCTACCGCCACCGGCAGCTGCACTGTCTTGCCGGTAAGCACCTTGCGCAGCAGGGCAAGCTCTGCGTCTGCTTCTTCCGTGTTGACCGCCTTGCAGTAGTAGTACACGCCACAGGGGATGCCCAGCCGCTGGCACTCGCGGTAGTTGCGCTCAAAGGTGGGGTCGATGTACGGCTTGCTGGGCGCGTCTTTCGCGCTGTTGCCCAGCGCCCGCAGCATCACGCCGGAGACAAGGCCGCTTGCCTTGACATTGTCCCAGTCGATGTTACCCTGCCAGCGGGAAACGTCCATGATAGGTCTCATACTCTGCTCCTTAATACTTTTCGCCGGTAATCTCTTCATACTCCGCTGCGGTCAGGCGCTGGGGCTTGCGCTGCACAAGGATGCGTAGCATGGCCTTAGACCAGAGGCCCGCCTCATACTCGTCTTTTGCTTTGCCAAAGATCGCGCTGTGCTTATCACTCATGGCTCATGCCCTCCTTGTCTGCGGCCTCGTCCTCAATAGGCACATCGGCCAGAATGCACAGGAAATCCACCATAGACGCGATCTGTGCCAAATCCGCGTCCCGGTTCTCGTTTTCGGCGGCGGTCTTGATGCCGCCAGTGTTGCGAACAATTTTCATGTCGTTATCCCCTCCAGCAGAGTTTTAACGTATTGATCCATGCGCTGCAGCAGCTGCTGCGAGTTGCCTTTAGCGGCATGGGCTTTCCATGATCCATACTGCTCATACAGGGCAGATACCGGTTTCTCTCCTGCCTTGATGAGCTGGGCAAGCCGAAACAGGCGCTTGCGCTCGGCCTTGACGTTCTGCGGGTCAACGGTCATAACGACCTTGCCCGCCGGGGTCAGGCGGTAGATGAAACCTAGAAAACGGAATCCATCCTTTAGTCTGACGATCTTGGTCTTGGTCGGGTGCAGCTCCATGCCATCGGCAGCGTACCGGGCGCGGATCGCCTCCCGCCACTCCTCAAGCTGCGCCTTGTCGTGGTGGATGATGAGGCTATCATCCATAAAACGGACGTACTTTTTCGCCCGCAGGCGCTCCTTGATGTAGTGATCTATGGGGTCGGGCACCGAGATCCCGGCAAGCTGCACCATCTGGCTGCCCGGATTATAACCGGCCTCGCCGGTATATTGACGATCCAGCACCTCACGCACGCGGTTATGCACACTTGGCGGCAGATGCCGCTCAAAGCAGCGGTTTGCCACGTCATGGGGCATCGTGTCGTAATAGTGCCGGATATCTACCAACAGCACATAGCCATCAGCGCCGTGCTGCCGGTATTCGCGCTCCATCATGAGCTTGACCTGCTCACGCGCCCAGTCCGTACCTTTGCCGGTCTGACAGGCCGCATTTTGCCGGATGAAACTCCGTGTCATTGCTGGATAAACAGCATTGTCGTTGAGAGAGCGCTGGTATACCCTATCCCGAAAGCCGTTCGCAACCGCTGTGCGGGGCTTGGGATAGGTGATTCTAACTTTGATTGTTGGCCGTGCCTTGTATGTACCTGTCGCGAGCTCCTTTTGGAGTTTCAGGATCTCGTCCATCCGAAACAGGTGAAACCGTCCAACGCTTGCCTTGCGGCACACGCCTTTGGCGCACTTGCCCTCGGAATTATACAGGGCATCGAACCCGATTATTATTTCTTCTTCTTGCACTGATTTTTTCAGCTCTCCTCGCAAGGATCTGCCGGGTGATAGCGGTCAACACCCCGCAGGGTGGCCACGTCCGGCTGATATTGTTCGTCTGCCAGAGGACAGACATGGCACTCGGCTCCTTGCACGGCAGTTTTTGCCCGGCCTCTGCTATGCAGGGGCTTTTGTGGGCGTGCTGCCGTCCAATCCGGGGCGCAGCGATTCGCGTTGATCGCGTTCCAGTTGTTGACGTTGCCGCTGGAGTTCACGTTGAAGGCATTGTTGCCGTTGCCACGATTCGCAGAGCGCAGCCGCACATTGCGGCCCATTAGCCTACAGCCATTTTTATGTCAAAGCGCTTTTGCACGCTTTGCATCACTCTCGTGCCAGTCCCGGCAACGCTGCCGGATATCGCGCACAGTGTTGCCCCAGAAAGAGCACCGTTTGCCAGAAAGGTGGTAGCTGGCTTTTGCCATGTCTATCTCCGCCAAAAGGACGGTGCACAGCCGGACGGCGTGCCTTTGAAGCTTAAAGCGCTCCTCTCTTTCGTTCGGCTTGTCCAGCCGGAGGTCGTTTGCTCCGAAGATATCAAAAAATATCCGGTCTGCCGTAGCGCGCAGTTGACCGGGAAGGCTTGCGTCAATTTCGAGGTCAAACACTTTCGCGTTTTTGGTGATCTGTCTGGTATACAGTGCCAGCTCACGCGCGTCAAGCGGCAGCGTGAATTTATTGTCCGGTATCTGGTCTTTGCGCATTGCCATGGGATAGCACTCACTTTCTCACCGGGCAAGGGATTGCCCGGTGATTATTTAACAAGATTGGTCATTTTGCAAGCCGGGGCGCAGCGATACGCGGAGATCGCGTACCAGTCGTAGACGTAGCCGCTGGAGGTCACGCTGAAGGCACTGTTGCCGTTGCCACGACTCGCAGAGCGCAGCCGCACATTGCGGCCCACAGTGCGCTGTGCAAGGTCGCGGGTGATACGCAGCGGGTAGGTCTGCCACAGAGCCTGCGGGGTCTTTGCGCCGGTGCGCTCCTTCCAGTACGGCCAGTATGTACCCTCGCCACTGACCTGCGGAGAACAGTAGATCTCCTCCAGCGAGGGCAGGAAGATTTTGTCATAGGTCACCACAGCGCTGCCGTCATCGGTGACGGTGTTGCCGTAGGTCACGACCTTCACGCGGGTCAGCGCGTTCTTGAAGTCATCCGAGAAGCCAGCAAGGAAGCCGGGCACGGTGTCCGCCTGATCGGGCTTCATGTCCCATTCATCTTGCGGCTGCCACCACGCACCAGCGGGTGCATCGCTGTTGAGGTACTGGCGGTATGCGGACTTATACCACCGGTTATCGCCGTAGGCAACCGAATGCAAGCCGTTCAGTTTGCCGTTGGGCTTTGCAAGGAAGGAACCAAGATTTATGCCATCGACGCCAGCAGAGACGTTGCAGGTCTCCAGCAGCTCGGACTTATACTGATCCTTGTAGACGTAAACCTTCCAATTGGCAGGTGCAACGTCCGGTGCGTTATAGAAGCCGGTCATGCGTGCACCTGCGGGGGCATTTTTGGTCAAGGTAAAATTATAGGCACCGCCGTTTATGACGTTTGTGCCATAGGTAAAATCAAAAATGATGTTGTAGGTGCCAGCCACCAGACCGGCCTCCGGCACAACGTAGAAGGCCTGATATGCAGAAAACTGGATATCTTCCAGAGACGCGTAGTGCATCTGCAGTACCATTGCGGGTGCGGTGGTGCCGGTCTCACCCTCGGCGATATCGTCCGTCTTTACCACGTCCCACGGGCAGTCGTAGACTTTGCCGTCCTTTGCGGTGTAGGTGTTCACCAGCTGGGTGCCGACCGGAAAAACCGCCGGTGCGTTACCGGCAGCCACCACGGCCTTGATGCCGTTATAGTCCATCTCCTCCACCACGCCGGTCTGTGCCCGCGCGATCACGCCCAGCGAGCTGGACATACCCAGCAGGGCGGCGGTCATCTGGTCAAGCTTTCTGCCGTTGTCTTTTGCGGTCTGATCCAGATAGATAGGCTCCACCACCTCGGTGGCAGGTGCCTGCGTGCTAATTTCGTTTTCAGCCATGTGTTACTCCTTTCAGGATTTGCGGTATTTCATGCAGACTTTGCCGTCTACAACGACAAATCCGCAGGATTCGAGGGCTACGGTGCGCGTATCCAGTGCTTGCTCTGCCTGTTCCGCGCGGGTGGTTTCGGCGGTGATGGCGGCATCCAAGCGCTGCTCCTCGCCCTTGGCGCGGGATGCTTCAGCGGCAATCCCGTCCGCGTTCGCCTGTTCCGCCGCCTTTGCCCGCTCAGTTTCTTCCGTGATTTTAGTGGATAGGGCGCTTTCGGCGGCTTGTGCGCGATCGACCTCAGCCGCGATGTTGTCGGCGTTGGCTTTTTCCGCTGCCTGCGCGCGGGTGGTCTCCGATGCAAGGTCATCCCTTACGCCCCGGATTGCGTCACCGGTAGCCTTTGCATCCGCCGCCTTGCCGGAGAGGGAAAGGGTGGGGTCGATGATATTTTTGAGCTCCTCTACCGCCTGAATTGCCTGTGTCCAGTCCGCATTAGAAACCTGCGTGATGTAGAAAAAGCTCTGGATCTCCGCGGTGCTGTCATAGCGGTCGTTTTTGCAGTCGCACTCGATAGGCCAGCTCTTGAGCATATAGCCTTTTCCGGTCGTCACACAAAGCACGATGCTCACATGACCCGGCACCTGCAGTGCCTGACGCGCGATCTCGCAGGTGACAACGTTGCCGGACACGGCACAAGCTGCCCGCTTGCCTGCACCGTCGTTGATGGTATCGTACCAGCCCTGATTCTGGGGGCCGAAGCCACGGTACATGATACTGTAGGTTGCTCCTTCAGGCGCAGTATACGCCTTGCCGTTTTCGTATAGCGTCGCCTGAAAAAACCGGCTCTGGCTGTCGTTCTCCACCGCGCTGATGTGCTGCGGCAGACCGGGATTATCAAAATCAATCCTGATTTTCTGCATTTGCCTCCTCGCTTTCCTCCGGCAGCGGGTCAAAAATCAAATTCTGCCCGTCCCAGATATAGTCATTGCCGCCGTTGCTGTTGGCCGGGAAATCCTCAAAAAGCAGCTGATCCGACGGCAGCGTTTTCGGGATAACGCTTTTCAGCGTCCAGCCACCGTTTTTGATGCGCCCATCCGGGCACACGGTGCACTGGTATAGGTAACCATCTTTTTTCAAAATAGCCCTCCTTACAAAAAACCAAAAAGCTCTTGCGGTACACAAACGGCGTTGTTGGTGGCCCATCCATCAAACGTTGGCGTCTCCAGATCTATGTTAGTCCAAATAGTACCAGTGAGCGGACTATATTTGGATGTTCGCTCTTTCCCAGGACCAAACTCAATGCTGTCCTGATAAACTGTGATGTTCCGAAAGTGTGGTGTGTTCCACGCATACATAAGCGTGTAGGTCTTTCCGTTTACCGGTATTATGCTGGATACTCTGCCGCCGCTGCCGCCGCCCGCAAACCATGTAGTGCCTTTTGTGCTTTCGTAAGTGATCAGGATAGCGGAGTAACCGGTAAGGTCAACAGATATCGTTTGTTCCTCTAAACTTTTGAGAGGCTCTTTTGTTGCTTCGTTTTGCCAGACGCGAATGGGTTCCAGATTTTTTATTCCGTGAAACTCCAGTCCTTTTTCGTTTATCGTGTAATTAAAGCTTCCGGGCCCGAACTGGATGCCGCCATCGTCCGTTTCGCCAATGTAGTCTGTGGCCACACGGCTTGCATCAACAGCGCGGTCGTTCGTGGTGCTCATGCGGTTGCGGTCTTTCACGGTAGTTCTTGCAAGCTTTTCGCTTGCCTTGCCTACATAGATCGAGGCGTACCGGTCGTGAACAACGTCATAATCGGTCTTTGTCACTCTGGCCAGCACATTCACGCCAAGGCGCAAATAACGCACCTCTACCGTATCGCCGCGCAGAATGACCTTGTTCTTCTGGTCTTTGTACTCTACGGTCTTTTCCAGCTGCACATAGCTTACGGTCAAGCTCGGCTCTATTTTCCCAATCTGGTTTTTAGACAAAAATTCAGTGGTAGCTTTCCGCATACTGGCATCAGAGGGTGCTTTCTGGAAGTAGCTGGTCAGGTCCAGCGGGTAGATCTTCTGGTATCCCTCGATATTAGACGCTTTTATGGGGTCCAGCGCGTAAAACTTACCCTTTTGTGCATTTGTCCAGTACGGATAGACGTGGGTGTATACGTTGTCGATGTTTTTTTCCTGCGTGACGTCCACCAGATTCAGACCGTATGCAATGACTGCGCCCCGGTTTACCTCTTCTTTCAGCCGCAGCGTGCACTTTAAGCCGTCAAACTCCCAGTAGCCAAGGTAGGTGTCTGCAATGCTGCTTCCGCCGTTGGAGAGCATCGCAGCGCGCACAGTCACCGGTTTTGTGACCGAAAACTCTTTATCATTGTCGTAATCCGCAGAGATCTCAAACTTACAGTCTCCCACAATGTTTGCATTCAGCTTCTGTATGGTCTCCCTGAGAGATTTTGCGCTAAACGGCTTCACGATGCAGTTGCCGAGGTCATACGAGATATGGTGCGCAGACACCTGAAACCGTCCATTCATAGGGCGATTGATGCGATAAATGCGGAAAAGCTGCCGGGTTTCGTAGCTGGAAGGCCGTGCGCTGATGATACGCCGCTCCAAAAGCTTTTCCGCGTGAATGCCGGTCACCGGGTACTGTAAGGTCAGGTCATACGTTCCGTTTTCCTCGCAGCTAACAGTGCATTCCAGCGCATCCGAAAGCGTACCATATCCAAAATTGCCCACGGTAGTCACATTTTCATCATGTAAAACAGGTTTCATAACGTCCACCACCTTGGCATGATCTTCACGGTCTGGATACCGCCGCTCCACTGGATAAGGTTTTCGCCGGCAGCCAGTTCCGGCCAGATGCCGCCGGTCACCGGGTTTGCATTGGTGCCGTCCTCCAGCCATGCGTTCCATATTTCTGCATCGCAGCACACGGTTTTATCGGCGGGCGGCTTCATGCCGAATGCTTTTCCGTTCACCAGCAGTTCGCCCTCTTGTCCGTTTCCGGTCACCTCAAAATAGGGGAGTGACACCTGATCCAGTGGGTTCAGCAGCGCCTGACCGTTCGTCATCTCCTGCAGCTCCCGCCCGGACCACAAAAAATGCCGCGGATCACAGTCAAACTCCACCGTAAATCGGCCGTATTTGTCCAGAATATTGCTGGTATCGCCCATTTTCGCAATGGCAAGGTAAAAGTACTCCGGGTCGTATCCGTCCGATAGGGGATAGGCACCCGGCGTACCGCATAGCCACGCCTTGATGCCGCGCAGCTGCTCCGGGGTAGGGTTTCTGCCGTGGAAATACAGCTGATACGACACCGTGATATTTTCGTACTGCCCCTGATCCGCGTGCAGCTTGCCGTTTCGGCCTGCAACCTCGTACTCCTCATACTTGCGGTTCGGGGTCGGGATGCTGGGTTTGTGTTCGATATGGCAGCAGTACTCGGTGCTGCTGTGCCCGTTAAAATACAGGTACTTCTCCACTGGCTGCAGCCTCCTCGTTGATCATCTGTGTAAGTCGTGTAATGGTGTACTGGGCAAAGCGTTCCTCGTCCATGTCCGCAGACGGATACACGTTGAAGGTAATACCGCCCATGCGCACCGTGCGGGAGTTGGTAGCTACCTGCGCAAAGCCGTTTGCGCTGCCCACATCATACTGCAATTGCATTTTCAGCTTTCCGCCAAGGTCTGCGGCAGCCTCCTGCAGCAGGTAAGCGTTGTCGCGGATGCCATCCGCCATGCCTTGGATCATATCAGGCATCCACTTCTCGTATTCCCGCAAAGGCCCTTCGTCCGGCCGCGAAAAATGCAAAAATCCTTTTATAATGCCGCCGATCCACGAGACTGCCTTTGTGATAATACCGCCACCGCCCAGAATGCCCTTTGCAAGGCCGGTTACAAGGTCAGCGCCCCAGCTTCCGGCTTCGGTGCTGATGGACGTGCCGAGCAATTTTCCCGCGATGCCAAATATTCCACCGGCAAGCGCTCCCGCCCAGTTTCCGGTCAGTTGAAAGCCCTGTGCAGCACCGGTCAGGCCACTGATAAGCGTTCCCGGAACGTCGATATTCTCCCAAAAGCTATCGCTTGCACGGTAGCCCTGCGCAAGATCGCTGAACCATTGCCCCAGAGGGCTTTTTGTCAGGTTGCTTGCAACCTTTTCCAGCCCGCCCAGCTTAGAATCCAGATCCAGCACAAACTTAGAGAAGCCGCCCAGAGCGCCCTCTGTGTATTTGATGCTGGTGTTCAGGTCGGTAACCTTTTCGTTGACATCCGTTACAATGCCGTTGGTGTAAGTGGTGGTGCGCTCTACGGTCTGTTCCTGACCTTCCACGATGCGCTTATAGCAGTCTGTAACTACCTTTGTGGCAGATACAACAGTATCTTCCAGCTCGCCGGTCTCAGCGTTAAGCACTTTCTTGGTTTCGGTAGAGGTCTGGGCAGTCCGGCTGACGTAGCCAATAGCTTCGTCTATCTCTGCCTGCGCCGCCGTCAGGGTCTCCGCACGGGTATGGACGGACTTTTTAGCAACCTCATCTGCAATGGAGCTTGTCACCTTTTCAGAGGTCACAATGCCGTCGGTCAGGGTCTGCACCCGCTTGAACTGCGTTTCAACGCCGTTCACCATTTCCGTCCAGCTGTCCGTGATGGTCTGGACAGTTTCGGTTGTGGTGCCCTTCAGCTTCTTGGTCGTGCCATCATAAACTTTGTAAGTATTGTCAGCCGTTTCCACTGTGCGGCTGATCGCGCCCACAATGTTTTCTGTGCCCTGCAACAGCTGCTTGGAGGTGTTGGTAACGGATTTCGCCAGCTTTTTGGTGTCCTGAGCGGTTTTTGTGGGAGTCCTTCTGCTGCCAGAGCCGCTGCTGCCGCCGTTTCTACCACTGCTGCCGGAACCGTTGTAAGTAGGGACAATATAATTCGATGCGGCTTGTGCCTGTGCTTGCCGAACGCGCTCTGCATGTTTTCTTCCGCGTTCTTCTCTCGCTTTTCGCCGAGCCTCTTCAGTCTGCTTTGATTTTTTCTCCTGGTCTTTTTGGTAATCCTCGTAGCTGTTGTATCCGGCGTAAGCATCTTTGCTAAGGCCTTTGTTCAACGCATAACTGGCACGATCCAAAAAATTGATCGCGGCAGTTGTAGCATTCTCAAACCCGGTTTTAAGTTCTGAAACTATCGGAATGTTAGAGGCAATTGCATCTGCCAGACCAAACCATCCACCCGTGTCATACGCTTCTGACGCGGCAACAGTAAGGTCATTCATGTCCCCGATTACGACCTTTATCCCGTCCGTAAGGTCACCTGTCATAAGGCCGGCAAGCTGCGTGGCGTTATCTTTTAGCGTGCTCCACTGGCCATTCAGCGTCTCGCTTTGGGTGCTCATGGAGTTAAAATAGCGGCCACCCTCGTCAGCCGCCGAAATAAGTGCATTAGACAGCAAGTCGTAAGTGACTGTCATTTTTTGCACTTCTTCGGCAGACTTTCCGGTGTAGTCCGCAAGAATGCCGTAAACATCTATGCCGGCGTAGGCAAACTGCTTGATATCCGCGCTGGTCGCCTTGCCCGCATTTTGGATCTGCTGCAGGTTTTGCGCCATGCGGCTCAACTCTTCATTGCCGCCGCCGGTAGCAGAAACTGCATCACCCAATGCAAGAATGGTCCTGCGGGAACTTTCGGCATCTATGCCGGTAGAAATAAGCAATTCGTTTGCTTTTACCAGACCGGCAGTATCAAACGGTGTTTTGGCAGCGTCCTGCTTGATCTCATCCAAAAGAGCAACGGCTTCTGCTTCGCTGCCCAGCATATTGGTCAGTGCTGTCTGATACTGTTCCAGCTGAGCATTGTATTGCACGCCAGTCGACACGACCTGCTTTCCGGCTGCAATTATCGTGCTTGAGACCTTGCTGAAGAGGTTGGCTGCAATGCTTCCCTTTGTGACTGCCGATTGCAGCCCGTCAAACATACCGCTTCCGGCATCTGTGTTTGTAAGGCCGTCCAAGCTTCCTTTTGCGTCATCTGCTTTAGACGCGAACTCCCCAAGGCCGTTTTCGGCATCGCGCAGGCGGCTTTTTAAGGTTTCCAACTCCGCATTCGTCTTATAGACCGCAGTCCGGTAAGCCGATGCCTGTGTGCTTGCGCTGCCATATTTTTCAGTGGCCTGCAGTAGCATACTCTTCTGGGCATTCATAGCATCCGTCTGCGCAGCGATCTGTTTGCGCAGCACCGCCGCCACCGAAGAAGCGCGCTGTTCTGCGGAGGTGTTCTCGTCCATAGACGCCGTGGTATACTTCAGCTCAGCGGCATACTCTTTCTGCCGGGCAATGATGTTTTGCATCTGCTGCCGGTATTCTTTTTCGCCCTCAACGCTTATTTTGGGGCCAATGTCCGTTTTTGCCATGCGTTCTCACCTCCTTACCGTATTTTTTCCAGATCGTCCACGGTGGCGTAGAGCTTCTGGTTTGCGCCGTTTTCTATCTGCATACACGCCATATAATCCAGCATACGGCCCACCGGGCACGAATGCACCTGATGCTCGTTCATGCCCAGTTTGCGGCCGTAAAACAGAAACCACGTTCTGTTAAGCTGTATCACATGGCGCTTTCCGCGTTTTTTGCGCTGTTGTCCGGTTCAGCCTCTACCTCGCGGCCGGAGCCGCGCGCAATTGCGGTAACGCAGTCGTTCCACAGTGCGCGACACTCTGCCCACGTCATGCTCTTTTCAAGCTCCGCAGCAACAGGGAAGTCCGGCAGGCTTTGCGCCATGTCCTGAAACTCCTTGTCGTTGGATTCTGCCGCCATCTCCCGCACATAGTCCCGGCCTGCATCCGCAAGCACGGGCGCAATGGTCAGTGCCGCCTTTGCAAGGTCGGCAACTCGGCCGGTTTTTGTGGCTTCCTTGGCAACGCCAAAAATATTGTCCACAGAGCCGTAGGTGCCCTCCAGCACAGAAAGTGCCTTGATGGTCATGCACATGGGGTACTCATCATCCTTGACGTGCGCGAATACGATGTACTTGTCCTCGATCATGCTGCACCTCCCAGTGCCTTCTTGATAAACGCAACCGCTGCTGCCTCGGTGTCAAACTCCTTCTTGGGGATGATCTTCCACCGGTTCATGGCGCTGTCATCGCGCATGATGCTGAAGTCCAGATCCTGGGTCTGCCAGTCGATCTGCTCGCCCTGCGTCTCGGCATCGTCTTTGGGCACCTTGAAGCGGATCTTGCACAGGATGATTGCCTTCCACATGCTCTTGCCGTCCTTCTGCACCTTTTTGACTGCGCCCAGCCCCAGATAAGGCGGTTCCATAGATGCACCGTACTCGTAGGTCTCCACTGCGGTGCCCTCGTCCGGCGTTACGGAGTTGCCGGCTTTCAGGCCCATGATAAAAGCCTCTTCCTCTGCGGTCAGGCCGTCCACGGTGCAGGTGCCGCTGCCATCGGTGAAGGCAGAGCCAGTCTCGGTTTCTGCCAGCCGGTCATCGGCGTAAAACTTGTTGTCATCACTGGTGGAAATATCGGTGCTCATGCTCACCGAGCGCCCCAGCTTGCGCACGCCGCTGTAAGACACGGTGCCGCCATCGGAAGCATAAGTGGCAATATGCACATTGGAAAAACCAGTAGTTACCATGTGTTTTCTCCTTTCATACAAAAAAGCAGGGTGTCCACTGTGGACACCCTGCGCAGGTTATTTGTCGATCGTTTCTTTTATCTTTTTTTCAACAGCCTGCCCCATGGCGGCCTCCGTTTCTTTTCGTCCTTTTCGGACGGAAGGAGCAACAAACGGAGTTGCCACCCAAACGCTTGTGCCGCCTTCTACGCAGCGGGCAATCAGCGCATTCGGCTGTCCTTTCGGATGCCCTTTGGTCTGGATGCTGTTGTATCCGTTGAAGCCAAGCTTTGTATTCCACGCATAATTTTCATGGCTGAATTTTGCAATGCCGAACCCTTTTTTCAGGTCATCAGCCTGCTGCTGGCTTAATCCGTTCATGGGCGGTCCATTGGGGTGGGCATAATACTGCTCCTGCCCAGATGGCAGGCTGTGAATCGGAATCGTGTCAACGGCAGCTTTGATTTTGTCACCCATGACTTTTGCACCGGCATAAACGCCGGCTTTGCATACATCATCGGTGCTTTGGTTCAGCTTCTGAAGTTCTTTCATGTAAGCATCCAGCCCTTTTGCTTCGATCCTAGCCACAGCCGAACACCTCCCACCGCCAACGGTAATGCCAGATTTTTGTATCAGCTTCATACATAGGCTGAAGCCTCTCCCATGCGATATGCTCGGAAGCGTCAAACGCTTTTTCCAGCGCTTCGCACCACGGGTCGAACTCCATCGAGGTAAACAAGTCTGTCGTGCCGATCATGGCACGTTCGATGTGCTTACCGTCCGCAATAAGGTCGTCCGGCGCTTCTTCCTGCCAGACAAAATACCGTTTGGATTTCATCCGCCCGCCGTGGCTCACACGGTCTGTAACAGCTGTGTGGGCATCAATGATGCACTCATACCATGTCATCCTCGGTGCCCTCCTGTAAGCTGTTGTCAAAATCATGCTCCACGGCACGCAACGCCAGATCCAGCGCAGGCGGCCAGCTTCGGACGGCCTGTACCGTGTCGATGCGGTAGTGCCTGCCGTCCTCGGTCTGGGCTTCGTCCTGGCTGGAAATGGAGATGCTCTGCGGTGCCGGCACGCGGATTACCCGGACGACCTCCGCTTGATTCTGGCGGCTCAGGTACAGCCGGTTGATGCCAAGGCGCTGCTCTTCGTACCGCAGGGTGCACTTTGCCGTGCACTCCACAACAGGGGAGTGCCCGACCGGTGCGGCGTCCCGCGTGGAAAATATCTGCACGACACCGCTGTTGAAGGTCTGGCTGACCTCCGTGTCAGGGCGGGTCGGGCTTTTGCGTGTTCTCTGCAAAATCATTCACCAGCCTTTCGTTTCTCGCCGCAAGCAGCAGGTGCAGATAATTGTGCTCAAAAATATCCGCTGCGCCGTCGCGGGCGTAGCGCACATAGTCCATCAGCAGCGCACGGGCAAGCCCGGGCTGCGTGTAGTCCTGCGCTGTGCCGATCTTGCTATCCAGATAGAGCATACCGGTCACGATGATGTCCCAGATCTTTTTATCCAGCGCATCATCCGACCATGTGATATCAAGATAGTTTTTGATATCCGGCAGCAGCGTTTCCCGCTGCTCGTCCCACTTGCTGGTCATGGTCAGGACTTGGTGACCGTGACGGTGTAGGTCTTGACGGTCTCACCGTCCGCTGCGGTCACGGTAATGGTCACAGTGTTGCTGCCATCGCTCCAAGTTGCAGGCTTGCCGTTCTCGATCTCCTTGCCGCCCACTTCCACCTTGACCTTGGCGCCAGCGTTGGCGGGGGTAGCAGTGATAGTGTTGGAGGCTGCAGAGGTGGTAGCCGTATAGGTTACATTGCTGGAGGTGAAGCCCGGGGTCAGATTCAGACTGCCCAGCTTCAGGGCGCTCAGGTTTGCATCATTGGATGCGGCAGGCGCGGGAACGGTAGTAACGCGGTAGGTCATAGGCTGCAGGCCGGAAATGTCCAGATTCAGGAAGGCGTTGTTGTCCACCGGGAAGCCGTTGGCGTACAGCTTGATCAGATAGACGCGCTCGTCCTCGAGGAAGTGGTAATCGTCGCTGTACTCGATGCGGCCGTTCTTGTTCATGCCGACCGGCGCAAAGTACAGATGACCGATACCGAACACAGCCTGACCACGCGGCAGCGCAGCGGTCTTGATGACGGTCAGGGGAACGGGGAAAATGTCGTTGCGGTAGGTGCCATCCGGGGCACGCACGGTGGTTGCAGGCATCACGCGAAGGTAGTAATCCTGCGGGTTGACCAGCAGGATCAGATCATCCGGGTCACGATCCTTGCCGTTGGCAGTCTTGCCCAGCATAGAGATCAGATTGCCCATTGTGGCAGGCTCGAAATCGCTGACCTTGACCTTTGCCTTCTCGGGATAGGTCTTGCCGCCGATCACGGCAACGTCATCGCTCACATCGCGCACCATGCCAATGGGCTGATCGTTGCCGTCGCCCATGACAATGCCCTCTTCCAGACCATTTGCCAGTGCTTCCGCCAGAATTGCGCGGATGTAACGATCCAGCCACTCGGGGCCCAGATCCAGCTGTGCCTTGCAGACAGGGATGAACGCAGACAGCTTGTACAGACCTGCGTCCACTTCCTTGAAGCCGGAGGTCAGCTCCTCCACGATCTTAGCGCACAGCTTGCCCCACTTGGCCTTGTGGATGCCGTCGGTGTTCAGCATCATGCGGATCGCGCCGCCGGTGGGGGTAAACTGGATCTTACTCAGCAGGGGGTGCTTGGATGCCAGATCGTCCATCACACGGCTGATAACCGTCTGCGGGAACACAACGGTCACGTTCTCCAGCGCCTGCTTGGGGTTGTCGGCGCGCATGGCCTTCTCCACTGCCTGATAGTACTCGCGCTCGTCGTTGGTCAGCTGGCGCACGCCGCGGGCATACAGGACGGAATTGTCCAGCTCCTGCTTCATGCCGTCCAGCTGCTGCTGGTACTCCTCGCGGTTGATGTCGCCCACGGTCTGGAACATCTGCAGGAAGGTGTCAGTCACAGCATTCTCGTCGTTGCTCTTGTAAGCATCGTGCAGCTTCTGGCGCAGATCGTTCAGCTTCTGATTGTTCTTGTACAGTTCAGAAAGATTCATGTTGATTTCTCCTTTTTGGTATTTAAAAAGCAGCACCCCCACAAAAGAAGTGCTGCTTTACGGCTTTTTTTCAGATATTGCAAAGCATCTGCATCAGGCTGCGCTTTGCGGGCGGTTCTTCGGGCTGCGGTTCAGCGGGTGGCTCTACATCCTCATGCGGTACCATAAGCTGCTGCACGATCAAGCCGCGCACGCTCTGGGAAACGCCGGAAGCATCGCCGGTTTTGCGGATGCTGGTTGCAATGCCTTTTTCCAGCATAGCGGCAGGGGAGTACCACGCCTTACTGTTTACAAGGTCGCGGGCGGCCTGTTCCTCCATGCCGGCGTTTGTGAATGCGCCCAGCCCGATTTCGGTCAGCTGGTCCAGTGCATCCGCTGCGCTGCGCAGATCCTCGGCGTAACCGGCTGCAAGCTGGCTTGCCGGGTGAAAGTAAAAGGCGCTCACATTGCTGGCGATACGCTCCTGACCAGCCAGAAACGGGTAAATAGCAGCGCTGGCAACAAACCCGTCTGCATAGGACGTGACCCGTGCGCGGCTGCTTTGCAGCGCATTGTAGATAGCCCATCCTTCGGAAACGTTGCCGCCAAAGCTGTCGATATGCAGATTGATCTCGGCTGCATCAGGGATTTTCTTCAGCTGCTGGACAAGACTGTACGCGCTGGTCTCCTGGCTGGCTTCATCAGCGTATCTTACAATATCGCCAAAGATATAGATATCCGTCTGCTCGCCAAACTGCTGGATATCAAAATAGGGTTTCGGCATATTATTCCTCCTTCGGGTTGCTTTCCGTGGCGGCGTCCCTTGCAACGGTTTCCACGGTAGCGATATTTTTGGTCATCCAGTGGATGTTAGCCCATTCATCAGGCAGCGGCGCGCCGCCGGTGGCCTCGCGCAGCTCGTTGATGCTGTATGCGGCGCTCTCAACGATTTTTTCAATGTTCGCCGCGTTGGAGAACATATCAAAGTGCTGGATGGTGGAGGTGTCCGCATATACGCGGTCTCCGCGCAGCCAATCCGCCTTGGGAATCAGCTTCCGGCTGAACTCCTTGCTGATCTGCGCCGCCAGCGGGTCGATGCCGGTGGTCAGCCAGTGGGTGATTATGTCGTTGATGCCCGCCACATCCCCCTGCACAAGCACGGGCGGGATGCCCAGACCGCGCGCGGTAAAAGAAAAAATGTCATCAAAAAGGGCTTTGATGTCCCGCGTGTCCTTTGTACCGGTGCCGTTGTTCATCAGCTGGAAATCGTAGCCGTCAAATTCCGGCAAAATACCGGTGCCGGATTCCAGAAACGGTTTATAGCTGCTTTCCAGCATGGCAGAAAACTTTTTCTCAAAATCGTCCTGACCGTTGGCAACCTGCGTAACGTGCACCTTCATGTGCTGACCGTTATTCCAGACGTTGCTCTTAATGCTGGACTGCACCAGATTTTTATAGCTTTCATATAGTGCATCCACAACCTTTTTTGCGTCATCGTTGTTCAAGGTCAGATGCAGCACTTCGCGTTCTTTCAGGTCGCGGGTATACGACTGCTGCCCGACCTGTATCCGACGGTATACATTTTCCTGTGTGGGGATGTACTCCGGCTTTGTCCAGCTGTCTGCCACCACAAGTTCAACGCTCCCACCACGCGGAATCGGGACAACAAGCGCTTCGTTTTTGGCATAAAGCTTGTAGATCACTTTTTTCCAGAACGCCGTGCTGTTTTCGTTGACGTTCGGCTCTACGTTCAGCAGATAGTAATAATCCGATTTGACCGGTTGCCCGCGCTCGAACGTCTTAAACTCGCAGTTTGCAATCGCATTCGCAATCAGGTTTACGCAGCAGTTAAATGCAAGGTCACGCAGCTGGTATTCCTGCCAGCAGTCAAGCATTTCGCAGGTCAGGTCATCGCCGTTCAGCAGAAAATCATGTGCGGTGATCTTCTGCTCGGGCGGCAAAAACCCGAAAAAACGTTTGATTTTCTCAGAAAAAGGCATTGTTTTTCTCCTTCCGGCAAGTTACCGGCAAGTTACCAGCAAAATGCTCCGATCTTTGGCAGCTGCACCTGACCGGTGCCCAGATCGCTTTCCACCGTCATGGCTGCCGCCAACGCCATGAACGGGTCTGTTTTTCGGCTTTTGCCCTCAATTTTGGCGTAAATGAAGTTTCCGGTATCCACACCCTGACTTCGGCTGCTGCGCACACGCTTTGTGTTGTTGACCGCCCAGCGCAGATGCGGCACATCGCCCCAAGTAAACAGGTTGCGGTTAAAGCAATCCTGTATCACGGGGTCAACCTGCATAATGTCGCTGGGGCGTACCAGCTTCACCCGGTTTTTATCCTTCGCGTCAAAACCGATACTTTGCAGCGCTTCTGCCATCATGGTGTAACGAAAATGGTCAAGCGCCACTTTTTTTACGGTGTATTTCCGTCCGGCTTCCCGGATGAAATCTGTCAGAAGATACGGCGAGATGCTTACATCGTCCACATAGGTGCAGTCTCCGTTTTCGCACCACGTTCGCCATGGGGCTTTTACCCGGGTCAGGGTCTTGCTGTTGGCGCAGATCCATGCGTGGTTGATATCATAGCGCTGGTCTCCCTTGCGGAAATGCAGGTCTACCGCCGCCCAGTCATCCAATTCCGCGTAGTCGATTCCCACAGTGCAGCTCCAGCCAGCCATATCCGGCAATGGGCGGTTTGTTGCCCTGACGTTTTCGTAGTCGGTAACAGAAATTTCCTTCGCGCCGTCCCGGATGCCCATGCGTTTTGTGATGAAATCGCCGTTCTGCTCCGGGCGTTCTTTCCAGTCGCGGTATTCGTCGTGGATCTCCTGCATCAGATGTGGAAGATAGGGCAGGGAAGGGTTTGCCATGCACCAGTTTTCCGGGTCGTGCACCTCGTCCTTGGTGTTCAGGCAGCAGATGAACGGCAAAAAGCCCTCATCCGGTTCGCCCTCAAATAAAATGCGCCGACCTCTGGCAAGGTAATCGTCCAAAGGACCGTCCGATACATCGCCGTTGGATGTAAAAAAGCCAACGCGAGGCTCTGCAACCTTGCCTTGGCCGGTGATAAACACTTTGATATTGTCGTAATTCTGGTACTGATGCACCTCGTTGAAAATAACCGCGCCGGAGCGCATACCATCGCGCCCCTTGGGGTTATTGGTGCGGCCTTTTACCTCACCCAAATTCTTGCGCCCCTGCAGCACCTCTTTTGTGTGATAGTAAAACCGCGAAAGCTTGGCTTCCCACTTTGGGTTTTCCAGTGCTTCCACGATATCCTTCACGGGGGTAACAGCCTGCTCCTCGTTGTTGGCGCAGATATCCACGTTATAGTGCGGCACGGGGTTGTATGGGCTGATGAGCGCCGCCGAGGAAATAGCAATTACACCATCCTTGCCAGCGCCGCGCCCAACCATGGCAAACAGTGTCTTGAACCGGGGGCTCCCATCCTTGCGATAGGTGCACAGCCAAAGCCCCAGCGCAAAGGTCTGCCACGGAAAAAGGCGGTCATAAGGAAAATACCGGGCGAGGCGGAAGTATTTCCGCATACGCTCGGTATCTACATAAATATCTTCAGTTGCAAAAACGCGCCGGATCAGTGCAACAAGGGCGTGCTGCTCCTTGCAAGCACGCGGAGCATTGTTCTCCACCTGCTCAATGTACTCCAAAATCTCCGGGGGAATGTTACAGATCATCGTCCTCGCCGGTATTTACCGCTTTAAACTTGAACGTCTGCACGACCCGCAGCAGCGTTGATACGGTGGAGTTGGCTGCGCTGGCAGTCTGGTTGTAAACCTGAATGGAAGGATTTGCTACTTCAATTTCCGCGCCGCGCGGGGTGGTCTTTACAACGGTAAGGCCGCGCTCGTTCATGTCGTTCTGTGCCTGATCCAGAAGGTTCAGCTGCGTAACATACCGGTCCAGCGTGGAGCGATATAAAAAGTTTGTGTCGCAGTTGGCTGCTTTTGCGGCCTGCTCGATCTCCGCCAGCTCCGTCCGGTATTTTTCGCTGG